GGGCCCTGGCCGCCACCGCGCCGGCTCCATCTGCCGGTCCGAATGAGGCGCCAGATCAGGTCTATACCTGATCTTCGTGCAGCCTCTCGGACTCGGCGGAGCCAGCCGGGGGAACGGTCGGACGCCGGGATAGGCTCCCTGTAAGGGGAGTCAACCGGCGCTCCGCCCGGCCCGCACTTCGCGGAGCCTCGCGGCTCCCATTCGGTGGCGGTCGGGTCACGCGGTAGAACCACTGACATACCGTACAGGGGCCCAATTCGAGCCCTGACGGTATGCTCAGGGTCTACCGCGTAGACCCGGGGAGGCTCTACTTCGCGCTCTAACGCGAAGTACTCTACGAGGAACTTGTGCACGTACTCCTTCGGGATACCTCCCGGGTTGGACCCCGGGTAGTTCTCCCGAGGAATAAGTGCGATCAAGTCCCTCAGCAGAGATTGCCGCCAGACGCGCAGCGCTCTACTCCCTATGAGGGAGAGATACGCTGCTAGGGTTCGGTAGTCAAGGCTCCGTGGAGCCTTGAGCTTGAACCCTACCCCGTCTGGGGCAATGAGCCTCCCTACGAACTCGCCCAGCCTCCCTGCGAGGGACTTCGGCTCCGAGATCTCCACGCCTAAGACCGACGTGGAGAACTCTCGGTAGGCCTCCGCCAACCTCGGGTCGGCGATGACGAGGTCGTCCCCTACAATGCAGTAGGGGGCCTCCCTCGGATCACCGCCGAGCCGAGCCCAGAGGGCCCTTACCACCGCGTGGTGGGAGAGGGCAAACGCTGCGAAGGACGGGACAGTCCCTAAGGGCTGCCCGCACTTCCAGCGGATAACCTCTGAGCTGGCCCCGGGATAGGCCGCCCGAGCGGGAAGCCTCGAGATCCAGCAGAACAGGTCCACCCAGGCCCTGTTCCCTCTGCTTGAGAGGGACCACAGGACCGTCCGGGTGACTGCCAGAGGGAACCGGTCCGTGGCGGAGCTCAAGTCGAAGGACCATACGGTCCTTCCGGCCTTGAGCCACTCCGCCACGCGTTCCGCCCCCGCGGACTGGTTGTAAGTATAGTCCTGCGGGATCCGCCTGAGCTGGGAATACAGTTCCCGGGCCCAGGGGTCCAACAGGAATTGCAACCAGCGCGGAGGGGCGTAATAAAACCGGGCTTTCCCATCCGGCTGTACCCGGCAATAAACCGCCCCGTGCGCCCTGACCGATCCCGGAGCCGGGCGAAACCCTGGCAAAACCGGGAGCATCGGCCAGTAGGTTGGCACGGTGCCTGGGGGGTGCAGGAAATGATCTTGCGCAACCCACCAGGCATCTCTGAAGAGCTCTTCTCCGACGGGGGTGTAATTACCCTTTCCGTCGGTGAGCCTCAGAGATAGCGGGTTATTGGGGTGGATCCGCCTCTGGATCCGGACCTCAGGGAGAACGTCACGAGGGGTAACACCGAAGTAGGCCCGGAAAGGAAACC